GAATAGGTAGATATTTGCGGTATCGTGACCTATACCTATTTAGCATATATAAGAAATTGCACATAAAAGTTGATAATTTTATAAAATGATGTATAATGAAACCTCATTAATCCAATTGAGAATAACATGAAACAAATAAAAAAAATTACAAAGATGGGTCTTGGTACAGTCAGAACATTAACTGTCAGAAAAAACCACACATTTGTATCATATAATGGTGTAGTAACACATAATTGCGATGAGGTTGATCGTGGTAATGGTGCTAAGTTGATGTGTTTGCAGGGTATCCTTGAAGGTGCTTCGTACTATAACAAGAAGACTGGTGAAATGATTCATCCTAAAGCTGGATTCAACATTATCGCTACCGCTAACACAAAGGGTAAGGGATCTGAAGATGGAAACTATCTATCACAGATACTTGACTCAGCATTCTTGGAACGTTTCGTTATTACTATTGAACAAGAATTTCCTGATACTAAGACAGAGAAGAAGATTCTATCACCATTGATTACCGACAAATCATTCATCGATGAATTGGTTCAGTGGGCAGATGTTATCAGAAAGACATATATGGAAGGTGCTATTGACGAGATTATAAGTACTCGTAGACTTGTACATATTGCTAAGTCATACAACATCTTTAATGATAAGATGAAAGCTATCACTCTATGTACTAATCGTTTTGATGATGAAACCAAAGCAGGTTTCCTTGACTTGTATGCTAAGATGACAGTTGAACCCGTTGTGGAAGTTGATACATATGCAGAGGTAAATTTTGATCATGGATTCTGAGGTAAAATGCAGCTTCTGTGCAGCTGTAAAGAAGCAAGGCACGATATTGATTATAGCAGAAACTGGGGCGGTCATTTGCAATCATTGTATTACTAAATCAAAATTGTTGATTGTCGATGAATTGTATGAAAACGATGTGGTGGTTAATATCAAATCACCATTAACTAATTCAGTAGCATAGGAGAAATTATGGCAGCGTGGGCTGGTGGTAAAGGTAGTAATGCTAGGGCGGTGGATACAGACAAATTCAACGCCAATTGGGACTTAATTTGGGGTAAGAAAGAGAAAACTATGAACAGAGATGAGATTATTGATATACTACATAATAACGTTGCTAATATTACATTCACGAAAGTTAACGGCGATGTTCGCGTATTGAAAGGTACATTATTAGACCAATACCTACCACAAAAAGAAGTTGATCCATCTGGTGTCGATATCGAGCTAATTTCTGAAACACAAGAAAGAAAAGCGATTAATGATAATGTGGTCGTGGTATTCGATGTAGAGAACGATGGTTACAGATCATTTAGAGTTGATTCAGTAACTTCTATGGAAATTGTATATTGACATGGCTGAAAAGAAACGTGTAAACATTGATGATCTTGTATATGGTAAAGAGCCGTCATTCGATAACACATACAATTTCACTGAGTGTCTAAGTTGGTATTCTCGCACGAAGGACTACAAAGATTCTCGTGTGTATCTTGTGACACACATGAAACTCAACAAATACGACCCAAAGATGATTAGTAAAATATCATCAGTTTCAGAATGGGAAGTCAAAAATGTTGGGTATGTTGTTAGAATGATCTCTCGTGGATACCAACCAACACTTGAACAAATCTCTTGGATCGATGTTAGGATCAATGAGCTGTTCAATTATATTGCTCCAGTAGTGGATAAACCCGACACGATACCCACTAAACCAAAGGTATCTCTCCAGGATAAGATATACAACCATTGTACAGAGATCATCAACACCATCGAGGATGCTATTGATATACGTGATTACACATTAAAAGTGTATGAGTTTCTATCAGCGCAAGTGTGTAAGGCTGTTCATACAAAACAAATCATCGACCATTTTAAACCATTAAGTATTGAGGTTAAAGAAGTTGTTGCTGGTAAAGATGAACAGCTCGTTGAGGGGTACTCGAACTACAACAAGACCGAAATAAAGAAGCTTAATCAGTTTCTGCAATTAGTGTTGGCAGATTGTAATAAGTTTACTTCTAATGCAAAGGTCGCTAAAATACCACGCAAGAAGAAAGTGGTTCCGTTATCCAAGAAGATACTGAAACTTGTATTCAAGAAAGATGATCCTGAATATAAGATTGTGTCGGTCAAACCAGAGAGTATTATTGGGTGTCAGTCACTATGGGTGTTCAATACTAAAACCAGAAAGCTAGGTGTATATGTTGCTAAGGATGGGGCTGGTTTGAGTGTCAAAGGTACTACCATTGAGAATTATGACGAAACATTATCCATAAATAAAATAGTAAGGAAGCCACTGGAAGTTATACCTGATGTTGTGAAGGGTAAGAAAACGATTCTTAAAAAGATTATGGCTAACATCACATCTGTCGCGTCTCCTTTGAATGGGAGGATTAATTGTGATGTAGTTTTGTTGACAACTATCAAATAAGGAACACATGAAACTTCAGTTCAAACCGATAGCAAAAGATACATGTGGGGATTTAGATGGTTATACTAAGAGAGAAGGGTTTATTGGGCCGATTAGAATATTCGGCACTGTCCATTATTATGATCCTACAAACGGAAATTATTTTAATCCAAAAACGAGAGAATATGTAGAGTGGGGGCGCGAATCATACCCTTAACTTACAGTTATTAAAGTGCCATCTATATATACCCGGAATACCACCAACTTTATTACAATGCGGACACATCAATATTGGTTTTGGTATTCCTTTCGTGGCGATAGATTGTAGTAAATTTCGTTCAATTGGTTGAGGTATGCCTCTTTTGGTTGCTGCAATCTTTTCCACATGTTCCGGTGAATGAATTTTACCTTTGTGTGAGATAGACATTTTTAATTTGGTTTCTGCTGAATGTGGTTTTGTTGGTATGCCGAGCTTAGATAGTGACATCTTTAATTTAGATTCGTCCGAATGTACAAGCCCTCGCACACCACCCACACCGTTTTCTGGTATAAGATTAGCCCAGTCATTGGAATTTGCTATGTCCCAATGTTCTGAAAATAATAATGCGAAATCTGTTAGTAATTCTTGGGTATCGAATAATTTTAACCACAAGGTTTCAACGAACGTTACTCCATGTTTCTTGGTGTGAGATCTCCAGTATTTACCAGACCCTAGATATTTAATTGGATCTGTTCTGGTGGTCATACCGAAGTATTTTAGACCTGTAACTGAATGATGTTTGACATAAAGATATGTTGGTACATATATACTCATGCTGATACTCCTAGTAAGTTATTAGAATAGGTGGATATGTCTAGTATCGCGACCTATAACTATTTATAACAAATTAGTATTTGATAAAGAGAATATACATGATAAAATACGTGTGCAGACCCGTCCTAGCTAATAACAAGGACATGAAAACCTTTAGTACAGCATTAGAGGCAATAGAATACCTAAACGAAAAGCTTGCAGCAAAAGAAGGTGATATTGATTATGTGTTCATTCCACCGAACAAAAGCAATATCAATGATGCGCTGGAAGACTATCAACACATAAAGAAGTTAGAAATTGTATGGGATTTTTGAGAACGAAATGAATATAGATGATTATGTATTACCAAAAAGAAGTCGAGAAGATGACTGTGGTATTCGTAGAAATAAAGAAAAACTTGCTGGATATGAACCTAGATCTGTCCGCAAACCCAATAAACAAAAATCAAAGAAACCTTTTGAACTTAGTGAGAATTACTGGTGAATAAATTATTTGCTCCATACTATTGGTGGTATGCCAATAAAAGACTGTCAGCACTAAATGTGGATATACTAAAAGATGATGGTGAGAATTATGTCTTTCTAGCACAGAGAGATATGATAGAACTTGAGATTGAATGGTATAGAAGTGAGTCTATAGCATTACTTTTGTGTTTATCGGGCGTGGTGACGATTTTTGGTGCCTTGTCGTACATGTATTTCGATGTTATACATATGTTTGTATCTGATATATCAATGAAGGTGTATGAGTTTTTTTCAACTATGAGGAGTAATTAATGGGCGTGAAGGTAGAAGTTTTTAGTAAAGATAAAGGGTGTTTGTGTATTATTGATTTGGATGCTGTCATTGAAGTTGCACCACTGAGTGTTGGTGGGTGTGCGTTGTTCTTCACCAAAGATACTAGTGTCGCGCCAATGAATGTCACTAATGGGTACCACGAGTTTAAGCAGTTCATCGTACAAACAATATCGTCAGATGATATTGCAAAGAGAGTGCAGTCATTAAAAGGTCCAACTCTGGAAGAATATCCGGTATTGGATGATGCTGTGGCAGAATCACCACGAGGTCGCGGTAGACCACCTAAAATTTAAGCAGTTCAACACGAGTGTCTAATATGTCTAAATACTGATATATTAGACATTTATCGGAGAGTAAATTGAATATCTTGAGTATCGATCCATATGCACTAAGTGTGCACTGGTGCCTAGACTGCATCGCCGCTGGACACACAGTTAAATTAATCACAGTAGGACCTATCGCCGAACCCATTGGCCAAGGACTTGTTGACAAGTTCGACAACTGGCAACAAGCTAAATCATATGCACAACACTGCGATTTGATATTCGTGGCAGATAATGTAGATTTCATGGATGAAGTTCTAGAACTTCGCAAAAAAGGGTTGCCAGTTTTTGGACCAGATAAAAGATCTGCACGATTAGAAGTAGATAGAATGTATGGTCAAAACGCTATAAAAGATTGTGGCAACAAAGTAATACCATCAACCGAATTTTCCAATTATGACCAAGCAATAGCTTTCGTCAAAGCAAATCCAAATAGATACTGCTGCAAACCTTGTGGATCTGTAGAAGATAAATCTTTAACGTATCTAGCTAAAGATCCAGCAGACATGATCGGGTTTCTTACTCGTATGAAGAAAGTTGGTAAGAAAGCAGGTATCACGAAGTTCATTCTTCAAGAATTCAAGAAAGGTACTGAACTTGCTGTTATGGGTATGTTTGGTCCTAATGGATTCAATAGCGTGTTCTGTGAGAACTTCGAGCACAAGAAACTGATGAACGGGGATCTTGGTGTTAGCACTGGAGAAATGGGGACGGCGCTAAGATACACTAAAGATTCTAAACTAGCTGATATAATGCTGAAACCCCTAGAAAAGCTATTGCACGAATTGAAATATGTTGGTTTCGTTGATATTAGTGTTATAGTAGATGAAAACGATGGTACTCCTTGGCCAATGGAATTTACACAACGTCCAGGCTACCCTATACACAATATTCAACAATCATTAATCGTTGGTGATCCTGCTCAATGGATGGTCGATCTAATCAATGGGAAGGACACATTTGAAATTATTGGCGGCGAGACTGCTCTTGGTGTTGTCATGGCGTGTTCAGACTTCCCATTTGCAAAGAAACCTATCGAAGACTATCTAGATTATCCGGTAATCACTGATGATGTGAAAGACATTTCTATGGTATCACCGTGTGAAATCAAGCTATCATCTACTATTAAGATGGTTGATGATGAAGTTGTAGAAAACTACCCTGAGTGGGGCACTGCTGGTACTTACATATGTGTGTGTATGGGCATTGGCGACACGATAACACAGGCAAAAGATGCTGCTTATAAAGTAGTGAAACAGGTAAAATTAGGTAATGATCCTGCATATCGTACAGATATCGGTGACTCATGTGAAGATAGATTAAAGCAGTTACACAAATTTGATTATTGCAACGATTGGAAATTTAAATAGGAATATATTGTGCCTCGATATGAGTACATGAACAAGGAGACCAACGAGAGCATATGGGTTAGACTACCTAATAAAGATTACGATCAATTTTTGATAGATAATCCAACTTTAGAAAGAGCACCAAGAATGCCGACAATTATCGAAAATATTTTAAATGATGTGTTTTATGAGGATATACAATGAGCGACTACGATTTTATGAACAAAGTTACTGGTGAAGTGAAAGAATACTCTATGTCTTATACTAAACTAGAGGAATTCAAAGCAGCTAACCCTGATCTAGAAATGTATTTTGGTGCTGCACATTTGCCAGTACTTTCTGATGCTATGAGAATGAGTGTGCCAGGAACTAAAAAGGCAGATTCGTCATTTGAAAAATACGTTGTGCGACCTATGATGGAGAGGGTAGGCGAAAATACTATGAAGTCCGGACACAAAACGATATGTCCTAGAGAATGGTAGCTAAGTTATTGATTTATAACACACAAAAACTAGCTATGGAGAAAATATTAACCAAAATAGGAAACTCATATATAATTAGTGCTGGAAAATGTTCTGGCACATTCCCCCAAACTAACAAGGAAAATTATGGCTCGTAAACCGGCATCTCGACTAGTGGACACACATTTTGAAGATTTATCAAAATACCAAGCAAGTAATGACCGATCAGCACCACCATCAAATAGACTCAAGTTACGAATAGAGGATTTAAAAACATTTAAACCATTAACAAAGAACCAGAAATTATTCTTCGAGGCATACGCCAATGAAGATGAAGCTATTATGTTGTACGGTTCTGCCGGAACAGGTAAGACCGCAATATCACTTTATCGAGCACTAGAACAGGTTTTAGACAAAGGCAATAGTTTTCAAAAAGTTGTTATCATAAGGACATGTGTCCCAACAAGGGAATTGGGATATCTTCCGGGTGATGCCGATGAAAAACTGGCAGTATATAGTGACCCTTATATGAAATTGTGTGCAGAATTATTTAATCGTAAGGATGCATATTCCCGATTGGTCGAACAAAACCACATAGAATTCGTCAGCTCAAGCTTTCTTAGAGGCACAACATTCGATAATAGTATAATAATATTTGATGAAATCCAGAATGCTAATTGGGCGGAAATTAAAACCATTATGACACGATTAGGAAAAAATACTAAAATAATCCTTTGTGGTGATTATTCTCAGACAGATTTGCTAAAAACTAGAAATGATTCTACTGGGTTTAATTCTATGTTATCTGTTGCTAATGCCATGAACGAGTTTACATTAATACAATTCGATACCGCCGATATAGTTAGATCAAAATTCGTCAAATCATTCATCATTACGTGTGAAGATTTGGGGTTATAAATACTTAATACCACACAATAATAGGAACCGCTATGTACTTAACCGAAGAACAAAAATTACACTCTGAAGATTTATTCATGTCATTGGTCGAGGCCGTTGCTGATGAATACTATGACATGAACGAAGAATATGAAATGACCGATGAAGATGCGTATATCACGTCAATCTTCATGGAACATTTCGTAGAGAACTATAAGCACCTAACACTAAAAGAATCAGCATACCAAGCATTGACCGGTGTTGATGCCAACGAAGCATTATACGAAGAAATGATTACTATGATGCTAGATGAATCTCTCGGTTCATTTGTTGCTGGTGCTGCACATGGTTACAAAAACTATATCGCAAAACGCAAGAACATTAAAGCTGGTAAAGCTGCTTCTTCTGCCAGTGATAAACAAAAAAGCATTGGTAGAAAGAAATCTTCTGTGGCTAGAAAATTTACAGGTAAAGAATACTCTGCTAAGAATACTAAAGTAAAAGCTAGTGGATTGAAAGGCACTTACCAACAATCAAAATTAGATACTCTAATATCTAAACATAAAGCAGCACAAGAATTAACTGGCCATTTACAGGCACACCAAAGAAATACTAAAACTGCACTTGATACACATCATCAACACACTAAAGATCTTGCTAGTAAAATTGATTCACACATTTCAGCACTGAAAGATAAGATCAAAACTAAAGTCACTTCTGGTGCACACAAACTAGCGTCTGTTGCTGGTAGAGTTGCCGGTTCAATCTAATGAATACCGATTTAGATTTCGATTTATACGAACAATTGATCATAGACACCATCGACATATTCTATGAAGATGCATCTATGCTTGATCAGAAGTTTATTGATGACCTGTATACAGCAGTTAATGAACAATACTCAACATTAATAGAGTCGGCTACAGAAGAAGATTTTAATGAAACATTATTAGAATTTGTTCTTGTACAAGAGAAGTATGGTGTTAGTCTCGGTGCTAGTATTGGTGGTATATTCTCTAAGCATCAACACGCAAAGAACATTGCCACAAAAATGCAACATTACCATGACCGCACTAAATCTCTGGCAGCATCTTCTAAAGAAAAACTTGCTCCGGCAGCGGAAAGAGTTAAGGCAGCACAAGCTGAGTTAGATAGTCCAGACCACACCTTCTGGTCAGCACATAAAGCAAGAAAAGAAATGAAGCAAGCACTTGCTGCACACGCGCACATAGCAGCTGCACATAACTACCACAAAGCATTAGTGAAACATGCGGCCGGATTAGTTAAGGATGCCAATGCTCGTACTGTCACAGGTAAAAGATACACTAATCGTGAGTTGAGTCGTATACCAGGAGCAAAGGAATTTAGATGAGTAAATTATTATTAGTATGTACATTGTTATTATCATCACATGTATATGCCGGTCAAATTGATGATAACTGCCCACAATTCACTGCTAATGGTACCCCAACATATCAAGCACAATCGGGTGATCAAGAACTTTGTCACCTGAATTATGCGGTGATTCATAAATGTTCTGTTAAGGCACCAGTGGCTGTGTTCGAACACTTGACCATTGCAGAGATGACTGGTCCTGCAAAGCGTAAGGACAATTTCCACCAAGACGCATTGATTGCACCGGAATGTTCTGCCACATTAGCTGATTATGCCACTGTTGGTAAAACACACGATCGTGGTCATATGGCACCAGCAGGAAATAACACCCTAAATGCTGGCATCATGAGTGAGAGTTTTAATCTTAGTAATATGGTAGCACAGGTGTCAGGAAATAATCGTGGGATTTGGAAACAACTAGAGACGTATGAACGCCAATTGGCATCAACTGTTGGCACTGATTATTACATCATATCTGGTGGTATTTACGATGAGGGACATCCCATAACAGGAAATGGTTTGGGTATTCCTACACGACTATATAAAATAGTTATCGAAAAGAAGAGTAACAAAATACACGCTTGGTTGATGCCTAATACAGCATTACCAGTCAAAGATCTTCCAAAATACGAAGTACAGGTTTCTGCTGTTGAAGAAGCTACGCACATGAAGTTTGGATTAGTTCAATAAACTTGACAGTAGGTACATTTGTGATATAATGTACCTATATTTTTAACAAAGAGGAAAGCTTATAAGATAACTGAAGTACCAATCCCGTTCAAAAGTTCAAAATCACAAAGTCTAACCGAAGAACTAGGGAAACTATGATGTCGTTTTACATCATGGCAACTGAAGAAATAGGAGAAAACTATGCGAGCAAATAAATCAATTAAATCGATGCTCTTATTAGTCATGTGTTTGTCAATGGTGGCGAATGCAGAAACAAACAAAGTACGCATTATATCAACTAAGAATACCGATATAATAATACACAGAACTATTATATCAAGACATTCCGATATAATTTTAGACCGAAAACAGATATCCTGTGTCGCTGAGACCATCTACTCCGAAAGTAGGGGCGAACCACTAGCAGGTAAGGCAGCTGTTGGTATAACTATTATGAACAGATCATTAAGGATATTGCACCAACCACCATGTAATGTAGTAAAGCAACAATATACACAGAAACGTATACCTGCCGAAGAACTACAAGAATTTCATACACTAGCAAAGAATATCATGCTTGGTCAGTATAGGAATTTTATTGGTGATAGAGATTCGTTTGATTCATTCGTGGATAAGAAGCACAAGAAAGGTAGCGTCAAGATAGGCAATCATTTCTTCTACAAATCACTTAATGTTGCATAATTATGTTTTCTATAGTAGAATGGATAAATGGGGGTATCAAAGTATTGCAGGAAGATCGATTAGACTTTCCTAATATGCCAATGGGATTACCTACTGTCTCACATAATGTACTATTTATCGAGAAAGAAAATATCGATGAGTTTTTGAAAACTATACAGGAATATAAACATGCCAAATGAAGACGAGATACTATCCTTCTCAAGAATGATCGAGCAATTTGCGGACAATGAACGTATTGATATTCTTGATGCTATCGTGCACTATTGCGAAGAATCCAAATTAGAATATGATACTGCGTCTGATCTAATATCTTCAGCACTAAAGGAGAAGATTAGAGTTCAATGTGTTGATGTGAATCTTATTAGGAAAGAATCTAGCCTATATGATTAAAAAGAATACCGCGTATATAACGTTTCGGGTATTCCAAGCAATAAAACTTCACCTAACTACCATGCATTTTGACTTCAATAAGACAATTGGCATGGCCACGGTTAAACCGGAAACATTTATACTCAGAAATGATCAGGTATATTTCCATAGGTTAGCTAGTAAGTATAGTATCACCGAAGTGAGAGACTTTATACTCGCCAATCTATTGGTGGATACTAGTTTATGGATAGGTGATTTGGCTAGTTACATAGGTGAAGACAACTATAGAAGATGGCTAAAGACTAAGCAAAGTTTGACATATGTATTCGAAAATGATATAATTGACCTAATCAATTCTGTGGATAATCCTAACGATATGCTAGTTGTTCATGAAGGTAGATTTCCAATACTCTTAGTAGAAGCAATGGGCAGTAGAATAGCGTTAGAAACTATGGTAATATTACAGTATTTTATGAACTTCTTCCCAATGTGGAACAATAAGATAGATGATGACATAATCTGGCCACAATATTATATGAAGTGCACTAAATATCTACCGCTAATGAGATTCGATGAAATTAAATGTAGACAGATCCTACTTAAACACATGAGAACATAATGAATAAACCAACAATTAGTAAGATATATCTTGATTTAGATGGTGTGGTGGCAGATTTCTCTAAGAGATACAAAGAGTTATATCATATGGAACCGAGAGAAGCAGAGAAGCACAAGAAGTTTGATGTTCAATTCAAAGAATTTATTGCCAATCAAGAATTCGCTACACTAGATTTAATGCCTGACGCAATGGTTCTTGTTAATTTTCTTAAAACTCTACCAATACCTACCGAGATTCTTTCATCTACAGGTAGACAAGATAGCTATGAGTCAATATCTGAGCAGAAGAGGATATGGCTTGATACTCACAACATAACATTTAAGCAAAACTTTGTTCCTGGAAAGCGATTCAAGTACAAGTTTGCAACACCGGATTCAATCATTATCGATGACACATTATCTGTCATTGAGGATTGGCGCAATGCTGGAGGAATTGCGATATGGCATCATACGATACCAGAAACACTCTCTATTTTAAAAATGTATATTTAACCAAGGAAAATCAAAATGAAGAAAATTATGTTAGCAATGGTAGTGGCAGCATTAGTAAGTGGCTGTGCTACTAATAGTGATGTCGAAAATGTTCAGTTGCAAATTACTGCACTAAATATGACTGTTACACAAGTAGCAGAAGATGTAAAGAATGCATTATCTAAAGCTAAATCAGCAGAAGCATCAGCAACTTTGGCAGCAAAATATGCCCAAGAAACTAATGCAAAATTAGATAATATGTTCAAGAAAGTAATGAGTAAATAATACAACCGAAGTAAATCTGAAATAAATCCGAAAATACAACCGAAGGAAATAAAATGAGTTTTTCAAATATAAAACGTAACAACAATGATTTAGCACTTTTGACCAAATCACTTGAAAAGATGAGTGCTAAGAGCACTGGTGGTGATAATGGTTCTCAAGATAATTATTGGAAACCCGATGTAGATAAATCTGGTAATGGTATGGCTACGTTCAGATTCTTACCAATAATCGATGCTGATGGTGCTGATGGTCTTATTGATCCTTGGGTAAAGATCTACTCACATGGATTTCAAGGTCCTGGTGGTTGGTTGATCGACAATTGTCTTACTACTAAAGGACTACAATGTCCTGTTTGTGAAAGCAATAGTGCGTTGTGGAAATCAGAGATTCCAGATAATAGAAAAGTTGCTAGTTCACGTAAAAGAAGATTGAGTTTTGTTTCAAACATCTACATGATTGATGACCCTAAACACCCAGAGAACAACGGTAAAGTGTTCTTGTTTAGATATGGTGCTAAAATATTCAATAAGATTGAGCTTGCTATTGCACCAGAATTTCCTGATGAAGTTGCATTCAGCCCATTCAATCTTGATACCGGTGCAAACTTCAAATTGAAGATTCGTAAGGTAGAGGGATATCAGAACTATGATAGATCTGAGTTTGAATCACAATCACCTATATTTGATGATATGGATAAACTCACTGGATTAGTCGGACATTCAATTGCCGCACTTATTGATGATAAAGAATTCAAGACGTTTGAAGAAATTCAAGCTAGACTGGACAAAGTTCTTGGTATTGGTGGTACAGTAAGAACCACTATGGAACAATCAAGAATGGCACCAAAACCAAAGGTGGTTGATGAATCACATGAAGAAGAATCAGACTTCGACATGTCGTACTTCGAATCACTTGTTGATGCTGATTAAGATGTAACACTAACCCTGCTCCGGCAGGGTTTTTCTTTATTAGCCAGTTACTCTATCTAGACCACTAGATATATACGGACCCATGACATCGTGGCGAGTACCACCAGTTGTAGCCGGTGCTTCATTATTAATTGGTGCTGACTTGCTAGTTGCGTCAATTGTTGTTGATGACGAAGTATTTTTTCCTGTTGGAGTAGATTTAGCACTTAAATACTCATCTATCAAATTAGCTAGTTGACCACCCTTTTCCAACTTCAATTGAGTCAAACTCTTAGAGTTTATTATATCATTAAATTTATCAGAAATAGATCCTGCGATAGATTTATCTCCAGACCCAGCAGCATTTGGTTCGCCCCTAGTAGCCGCTTCTGCGGATATTGTGTCTTTGTATCTATTCCTAGACTGTTTTATCTCGTCATCACTATATGCATGGAATTGTTGGTCTTGTCCACTATACCCCAATAGATCATCGTTTAATGTAGACTGTTCGTTATTAGGTCCTTTGAGGTCCTTCATAATAAAATCTTTCTCTTTTGGTGAGCTAATTTCTGTGCTCGTAGCCATATCCCAAAAAAAATCAACCACCAAATCAGTTAGCTTTTCTATGTATTCCTTCTGTCTCTCTTCGGATATCCAGACTCCAGCAGCAAAACCAGAAGCAAGACCGACAATAACTCCCAACACCTTTCCTTTTATGTTTTTTCCACCAATAAGACCACCTAATGCACCACCGATGATTGACACAACAGCGACAAAACCATAGTCCACAAATGCCTTACCTATCAACGATGCCACTTTCTTATGGTATGCGTCTTTGCTCGGAAAGTCTTTAGGATCAAGCGCAGAAACCTCTTCCCACGTTTGATATATGTAGACAGCTATTGCTGCGATATTTGCTCCACGCATAACTTTACCAGCAGCACCGGAAACTTTACTAGCCGTTTTAGGTGGTTCTGGTGGCACTTCTGTTACTTTAGTTGCTGTGCTCTCCGGAGTTGGTGTTCTGGCATGATATTCCTGCGCAGCTGGTTTTCCTGGTGTTTCCGGTTCAGCCTGTAACTTTTTCGCTCTCTCATCAATATCCTTTGCTCTTAACTTTGCAGCATCATCAGTCTTTAGCTTATCAACCTTTTCAGTACCGGTTTTTGGTACCAAACCAACTGTCTTTTTTGATTTTTCTTTCGCGTGAATCTTTTCCGGTGGTACTTTTTCTGTCGCTGATTTACTCTTATTTTGTTTTGACAATTTCTCAGCAGGGGGTTTTATTGCTTTTAATGCTATTGCGGCAGCAGCAAGTCCAGCTATTACAGACTCCACTGTTGACAAAAGAGAGTCCAGCATATTACCTAAAATATTATCGCCTGAATGACCCTTTTTATCATCAGCCGAAGAATATGACTTAGCACTCTTTAATAACTTCAAGAATTCCAGATTAGAATCATCCAATACACCTTTCTTAAAGTTGTGCTGCAACTCCTTGCGCTTTATTTCCTGATCATGGTTGAGTTTTATATAGTTATACATCTTAGACAGAATATCAGCAATAGAGTCATTCTTCCTAACAGGGGTTACCGATACAGATGAAATTTTTGTATATAGTGGGTTTATGCCTGGGTTCTTACTTGCAGATGTTATTTTTTTCTTACCAACCTTGTGTTCTGTAATGTGTTGCGCATTACTAGTTCCGCTATGGGTTGCATTAAACTGGGTGCCTATGCTACCACCAAGTTTCTTAGCCATAGTGATTGGATCTAATGATCCTTTCATCCGAGAGAAGTTGTCTATCTCCCTTTGTGATAAAACATAAACAAAATTTATTCCATTTTCTTCCGCAAACTTTTGGGTTACTAGTGTCAAATATCCGGTATTTGGTTTTTTGATCTTTGCCATCTTAGTTTAGTCCCCAATTTTCTAATGGATTTGCGTCTTTTTGTATTCTGGGTGATGTGGTATTATTAACCAATACGTTTCCACCAGTCTTTACAACGACCAATTTTGTATTATTGTTTTCGGTCACTGCATTTTTACCATCCGCCACAGCAACAGATTTTGCCCCAAGATTGTCGGGTTTTTGCTCTGGCTGTAATCGTGGACTCGTTTGTATTGGTGCTAGTGTGTTAGGATTTGGTGCAATGTTGCGTATGCTCGGTGGAGTTTTATACAAATTTTCTTCATCGTGTCTTCGTTTCGTTAAACCCTCATGAGCAACACCATCAACCGTATTTATTCCGTGTCCGACTATTGAAGCACCTTTCTCGGTATTACCAGACTCTATCGATTCTATTAATCCTTTTTTTATTAATGATTTAACACCACCAATATTATATGCATATGATACCAACGCATCTTTTTGGTTATCGTTGAGTTTGTCCCAAGATTTACCTATCTGACTTTTCACTATATTAGTGGTCTTCTCGACATCCTGCTTTAATAGCACATCCATCTGATCATTAGATAATGTAGCACCTAACTTAACCTGCTCATCACCAATTTGTATGAACCCTTGTTTCTTTTCGTCTTTAGTTATTAAATGACCAACTCCAATTGTTTGCTTGCCGCCAACATCACCATAAGCTACTCCAGGTTTTCCTGCTTTACCAAGTCCTTCACTAGCTTTTAATTGTTCGTAAATACCAATACCAGCACCAGTTACAGCACCAACTACAGCACCTTTAGCAAATGTCTTGGCTAGTGGTAACAATGATTCCGTGGCTGTCGCTAATCTAGATAACATACTAGACAAAATACCACCAGGGCCAGACTTGTCTTTCTTTTTTTTAGTTGATTTTGTTTTATGTAGAGTTGATATCTGTTTCTTCTTCTTGAATATCTTCAGTATTTCATTTCTTCTATGGTCTTCATTATCAAATAACTCTTTTTGGAAGTTATGTTCTATCTCGTGCTGTGTTTTGTTGTCTTTATCATGGAACTTAATCAGGTTGTATAGCTTAGATACAATATCGGCTACAGAATCGCCCATCCTGATTGGTCGCTTTACTCCTGGGGTGATTTTAGTATAGAGCGGTGATTCGGCAGAAGTTAATTTAGGTTCGGTGACATCATTAGATGGTTGTGCATAATTAAAACCATCCTTTATTGGTTGGAATTTGTTCACATCCAAGGCAGCAGAACCTGTTGGTGTGTCTTCTGACTTATTTTGTGACAAATCCCATTTCATGTTATGTGCGATCCTTTAGTTTTTGGTTTTCTTCTTCGATGTATTGTGTTAACATAGCAACATACACATCTCTTTCCCAAGGAATCATATCATCTAACTCCCTCAAGCTGTAGTTGTGGTGTTGCATTAGTGCAAAATTTGTTTTATAGTAGCTTCTCAAGTTATCATGACAAAATATTAGTCGAAAAAAGATTCTAGTCCCTCCACCTCTATATGATGCTCATAACCACATTTTTTGCACGTTACGTCAACATCTTTCTTCAACTTTGGTAGATTACTAAAGAACGATTCTATTTTTAGGAATTGCTCTTGATTTAGTTGCTCTATGAAATCAATCATCTCTTCTTTAGATGAATCTCTCGCATAATAAAACTGTTCACCATCGTGGATGTACTCAATGCTACTAGCAATCATTTCGAAGGCGAAGTCACTCACGTTGTCGATATTAGCTGCCTGAGATACTATCGAGAACTTTGGATAATTCAATTTTATGGTAAATGTATCATTAAGTTTTATCGTGTCTTTTACTTCATCGTCCTTAACTACTTCTATGTCTAGTAAGTTAACCTCGACATTCATGATAGACCCACACTCAACGCCATCAACTAGATTATTACAAACATACTTGTTTTCACTTATCTCACCGACAGATTTTGCTCTTAGCTGAATGAAGTAATACTCAATATCAATAACGGGAAGCTCGTCCACATCAACGTTTTCAGTTAATGTGCAGTTGTGCAGCACTTGCTTTATGTTCTGTTCTATCGTATCATAATCTTTAGACTCCATAGCCATCAACAGATTCCTCTGCTCTTTGACTAAGAATGGTCGGTACTTCAATTTCTTCTTAGATAACGGCAGCACTATCTCATATACTGGTGCATCTATTTTCGGCAAAGCCATATTATATCTCCTATTTCAATTCAAATTATTGTGTCTTTTCTACACCGCCACCAACAGATTTCATATCCCAAAATGGCGTTTTGCTAGTTGGTCCCATAGCACCATTAGGTAATCCACCCGATTTTGATGATGTCATAGCACCTTGTGCCAATGATGTTAATGAACTCATGCCCTGAGTTAACAACCCAAGACCCAGTTGTGTTACAGATTTATTGCTCCATGTCTTATAAGCAAAGACTACAGATAGTTTGTGATACCCATCGACATGACTCCAATCTAAATCTAATTGGTTTACTGAAATTGGAAAAGCGTCATCTAATGATATGGAGTATGACACATTACCATTAACGTCATACTGATTTACTGTTATTTCAGTGACATAATCCATCTTATATGGGAAGTCATACGTTGAGCTTGGGTTTATAAGTTCCATCCAAGCATCAAAGAACACTTTCTCACTCATATCATCCGACACCATGAACGTGAATGTCGATTCATTGTAGTTCTTTTGGTGTGGATACTTTTCAGTTGGACCATAGATCTTTTGCTCAAATGTCTCGTATGTAACACTTGGTAATTCAGCTGTCTCACACCTAAATGTTAGATTTTTTGCTGTACCATAATACGCCATTAACTGTACTGGTATAGGTATCATCACATCAAATCTATTTGGTCTTGCTACATCGGTTTTAAAACTAGCAAGAAAATCATTTATGTTAGCCATTGTCGGTAGAACCCTCTCGTTTAGCATTGTCTTTTATTGCCATTAAAGAGGCAGCTTGTACTTTACTTTTAGTTGCTTTCTTAAACTGTTCTACCGGTAGAAATACAGCAGTAGGCCATTCGTGTGGTAATATTTGTAATAATGGTGACTTTAAATATTCACCATTACTTAAGTATCTTTTCAAACAAGGTTCAAATGCCTTGAGTCTACTAACATTTTGTAGAATATTATAGGTAACTTGTATCTTTCTAATATCACCAGACATTTTGTATCTACCACCATGCTTCTCTACAGAACCATCGGGAGACTCAATTTTGCCAGCTTGTAATAGTTGATCAAGAAATGCTGCTCTCATCTTAATTGGCAGATAGTGCAAATTCAACCCAAGGAAACCATTTGGGTATATCTCTAGAATCAATACCAATGGGAATATGTCATAGTATGGTAAAGTCTCTTTGTGCTTTGGGTCATAATTGAAAAAGTACAATTTGCCCTTTTCAAGTTTAGCGGCACCCCTACCAGGTTCCTGAACAATTCCATTTGATATGCTTCTAGCACCTCTCAATTTCTGGACATTAGATTTCAACCAATCAACAGACGCTCTGGTTAGAATGCCTAATTGAAGTGCTGAGTGTTGGTTGGCGAGATCTGTAAGTTTTGATTGTTTCATACGTGTATTTATCTCTGTTTAATTCCTAAATCATATTCATCGAGGGTTCTAAACTCCCACCCCCTATCTAGACAGTATTCTATTGCGGCTCTCCACTTTGCTTGATTAACTCCATAGGTAGCTACCTCATTTATATATGCCTTGGTTATCCTCTTTTTAATTTTTGGTTCTATGATTTGTGAGTGAGGCTTGACTTCAAGTATCATTGATTTTACTGTACCATCTTGTTGCTTTACTCGTACAAAGAAGTCTGGAAAGTATCTGTGATATTTACCATCTACAGGTGATATATAAGGTATCACTATTTCTTCAGATGACCATTCTAATATGTTTATTGATGTATCTAACCACACACATACCTTGGTTTCCCACGAAGATCTAACACAAATATTATTAGGGTTTCCCATGTATTTATTAGGATTTCTTGGGTACCACATATGTGGTTTTGGTCTACTCATAATGGAACATACTGAATACCAAATATACGACATAATCCCATATTCCCATCTTCGGATATCTCACTCAAATATTCCGGATAGGTATTTCCATATCTTTCCATAAAAGTTGCTGTTCTTTTCTTAACCAAAGCGACCAATTCTTCTTCTGAAATATTTTCATAAAAATCTTGAAGTGGTTTAATCATCTCTTTTATTTTTGTTTCCCTCTCTTCTCCAGATAGTTTGTTTAACCAACCAAACCTCTCTTTTCTCTCTTGGACAGTTAAAGTTTTATTGTTTTCTCTAATAGTCTTGGTTGCCTTTTCGATAATAACTTCCATTTCACCTGATATGGCGCGATCTTCCCAAATCTTTACCATATTGTCACTAACTTTATCAACAAATATTTGATTTCTAATTGGGTCGTTCTTTAATTCGTTCCTGAAATTTTTAGCGGAACATGATCGACAGCAAGTTTTAGAATACCCGAAAACAAAGCTCTTATAAATTGCACATTTTCCACATACAACACAAAATTCATCACCACATTTCTTTACATATGTGTCATAATACATTTTTGTGGACATATCATGTTCTTTCCTGATGTGTATAGACAGTTTTACGTTGCTATGCATGTCTGCACCACAAATTTTACAGTGGTACATATAATTTCCTCTCTGTGTTGCTAATATTTCTCATTGTTTCTCCATTATAAATACTTGTAATCAATTATTTATACGAGATGGTCAATGGCTATATTCACACAAATCGGTGGTATTTCTACCAGTAGTATCACCAACGTATTGAGTGGTCCACTAGGATCATTGTTCAAGAAAAAGACTGGAATGACCAGCTACCAATATCCGGACGATCTAGCAAATGATCCATCAAGGATGCACTTCATTGAGTTCACAATATCTAATATAACACCAGTCACGCTATCTGATGGTAGTGCTATATTAAATTATCTAAAAAGTCCTAATGCTATGGTAACAGAGGGAGCATCATTCCAGCAGGAGATGGAAAAAAGTAAGAAGTTTAGTGCTACCAAGGTCTGCCTATACATGCCAGATACACTGAACATTTCATATGACAACTTTTATGATGACATAGCCACTCCTATGGGGTTTAAAATGTTGGCAAAGGGTACCGAACTTGTTAGTGGTGCGATCGATGCAGCTGTTGGGTCTGGAGAAGGTAGGTTTAATGGATTGAAATCTATGGCAACCACAGACCCATTTTTAGTAGATTATGCTTTTAGGGGAATTTCTGACAAGCTTGGTTTTGACAAAGACACCGGTGATATTATGCTGAAAGCACAAGGATTTGCATTCAACCCACAAATACAGATGCTATATCGCGGTAATGGTTTCAGAAAATTCCAATTAGAATTTATAATGACCGCAAAATCACAGAGTGAGTCTGATCAAATTTCCGCCATATGCAACACATTTGTTTATGCATCTTCACCAACACTGTCTACTGGTTCTGGTATGTATTTCACACCACCGTCTATATTCAACATAAAAATGATGATGGCCAAGAATACCGATCTTAGTGGATTTAGTGCCATGTTGAAGAAAGCGGGCAATAGTTTGATACCAGGAGTAAATTTAGGATCAATTGGTGGAGGTACTAGTGCCGATGAAAATACCAGATTATTTAAAGTTGGTGATTGTGTATTAGAGAATGTTACTGTAGATTATGCACCAGGCGGTTGGTCAGCACATCCAGGCGGAGCACCGATCCAAACACGATTAACTATGAATTTTAGTGAGATACATATAGTTAACAGAGGAAGATTGACCAGTGGGGCTATCAGATAATGAAATTCTTCAGATCATTTCCAAAAATTCTAGATGACAATGGCAATTATGTCACTAATCTTATGGTTAGGACAGACATAATACCATCACTAATGAACAACGGATCGTTATTCTACAAGTATGATATGCAGGACGGGGATACTCCGGAAATTATAGCAAACAAATACTACGGAGATCCATATAGATATTGGTTGTTCTTGTATGGTAACAATATCATGGACCCACAATGGGATTTGGCGCTATCAGAAACCAACTTCAATTTATACATAAATGCTAAATATTCTGCCGCAGCACTGCTATTGAACCAGACTGTGTTACAATACACCCAGAGCACAATAAATGGATACTACAAAACCATATCATCATATGATCCAGTATCACAAACAACGTCTACTAATGATTATCAGCTAGACTATGCTACATATCTAGCCACACCGCAACACGAGCAGTGGACAACCACATTGGAAGATATGTCTACAGTAACCACGACAATAACAACATATTCACAAACAATATTTGATCATGAAGTACTGATTAATGAAAATAAACGATCGGTTAATATATTGAATGAGATATACGCCAAAGATATGGAAAATCAACTAACCACTTTGTTGAAATAATATGACAAATTCACAATCACCGGTAGTGGAATACTCAGAAACTACGGACGGCACCAGAGGCCACAAAGACTATACTATTCGATCGGTGAACTTATTGTCTGGTGGTATTGGTGCAACTATAGACTTGCAGTATATGATGGTGGAATTATCATACTTCGAAGACATATATAGCCACACGACATCAGGTAAGATTCTGATGTCCGATGCACAAGGTATCATAGAGAAGGCGCAGTTACATGGTAATGAGTATCTGAGAATTTCTTTTGGTAAGGTGACAGATTCGCCCGATCTATATATTGATAAACTATTCCGAATATTTAAGATAGACACTAGATCAAAGATGGATAATGATCAAACGGAATTATACACAATACACTTCTGTTCAGATGAGCTATTACTATCTAACCAAAGTAGAGTAAGTAAATCATATCCAAACACAACCATAAAGAGCATCATTACCGATGTGTTGGTCAATTATCTAAAGGTACCGACCACCAAGTATAGTGATGTTAATATAGAAGAAACTTTAGGAACATACTCGTTGATAGTGCCGAACTTTAAACCGTTCGAAGCAATCCAATGGCTAACCAATTATGCTAGACCAATGGTTGGTCAGGGTAGCGATATGTTGTTTTTTGAAAATGCTAAACAGGGATATGTTCTGGCATCTATGCAGTCACTATTCAAACAAAAACCGTTCTGCACATTCAGTTTTAGTGCTAAGAATTTACCAACAGAGAGCTACGATAATCTCAATGACTATTTCTTCAATGTACAATCATATGAGTATGATAAAAACTTTGATGTTCTTGGTGGTATACATAATGGAACATTCGCTAATAGACTAATCTCTCTAGATATCATGCAGCATGTGGTGAACATCACCGATTTCAATTACATGCATAATAGCGCGAACTCAGCAACACTAAACAAAAATGCTGTGGTGAACAATCTAAGCAATAGGTTTGGTAATGCACTATATGAAGCACCAGATAGCTTGCTGAGGTTATCAATATCGAATTCCAATCAATACGACAACGAGTTTATAGCAGCACATCCTGGTTCGGTACAGCCAGACGCATTTATGGAAGATTATCTAACACATAGGAAATCTCAATTAGCAATAAACAATTACACACGATTGAAGTTGGTTGTTGCCGGTAATCCTACACTATCCGTTGGCACTACCGTAATGTTCAACATAAACTCTAATACACCAGAAACACAAAAAGAAAATGATAAATTCTATTCGGGTAAGTACCTGATATCATCTATCCGACACACAGTACAAAACCGTGGTTATAATACTGTGTTGGAATTGATTAAGGATAGCAACAACAAACCTTATGCTGATGTCGATAACACATCACAAATATGGAAGAATACAGTGGCAGGAGTTAAGAAATAATGGATAATACGTTTTTGGGGATGAATGGGTTTGTGTGGTGGATTGGTGTTGTTGAAAATAACAACGACCCAGTCAAGATAGGTAGGTGCCAAGTACGGATATTCGGGTGGCACACCGATGACAAGAATCTGATACCCACAGCGGATTTGCCTTGGTCTCATGCAGTGTTACCTATTAATAACTCAAAGTCATTCTCTGTACCATCAATGGGGGATTGGGTTACTGGTTATTTCTTTGATGGTAAGTCTGGACAATTTCCTGCGTACTTCGGTGTGTTGCCTGGTGTCATATCACCAACCGTTAATAAGAACCCAACACAAGGATTTACCGACCCTTCAACATCTGGTGCTACTACAACAACACCAACACAAAATATAGATGGTTCTGGTTCTACATTTACTAGTAATCCTTATGTGACAACACCACAGTTGCCGGGGAAACCGTCTACTAATCTTGACGCACTAAATCTTACCACAGATAAACCACTATCAGTAACACAGAAGATTGATAGTAAATTTAATGATATATATGGACCTAGAGCAGAATCATTAGGCACACAATTACTGGTGTCTGGTAATGCTGGTGCTGCACCAACCCCACCACCTACCGGTAAAGATGGTGTGCCAGCAGCAGGTAGTCCATGTGGTCTTGATCCTAATAGTATGTTAGGTGAAGTTGCCGGATTCTTCACATCAGCATCAGATTTATTGAGTGAAACTGAATCGTATCTTATTGGTCTAGAACAGTCTGCGCAGAACGCAGTTACTGGTGCTATAGATACAGCAACAAGCGCAGTTACTGGTGCTATAGGTTCAGCAACAAGTGCAGTATCTGGTGCGGTATCATCAGCTTCTAATAGCTTCAACTCTATGCTGAGTGATGCATCTGCGGCAGTTAATGAACAGATAGCAAGTGCTGAAAAATTTGCGGCGGAAGAATTGGCTATAGCAGAAGATGCTGCCAGTAAATTGTTAACTGATCTAACTGATTCTAGTGGTCATGTTGGTTGTACTATACTTGCTGGGTTAGCTGGCATATCACCTGCAATGGTTACTGTGAAACAGCCAGTAGTAGTTGTTAATAATCAAGCACATATCGTGGTTGGTTCTGCACCAATGCCACCAAACGTTACTGTGCCTAATGTAATACCAGCAGAAACACATATTGTACATGCTCCTAGCAATCAGATAAAATCACTGGAAAATACTGTTGCCATATTCAAAGCTGCTATTGTTACTACCACAATAGCAGTAGAAGGGTATGTAAAGGGTGTCAACTCATCTTGGTCAGAGAACATATTTAGTTCGGGTGGTACAGTCGATAGTAGGTCAGCACTTGGGTTAAGACTCTACGTACAAAATTGGAACACAAATCCACCACTAGATGAACAAAATATGGCTAAGGCATATAACAATCCAAATATAATAAGTGAATTGGAAACTTTTCGTGCACCATATATAGCAAGAGTACAGGCAGCTCTTAGCACACTACCATCAGGATACGTAATATGAGCACCCCAACAATACAAGATTTACAAATGGCGTTCGAATCATCATTAGCACAAGGTGCTATTTTGACAGAAATCGTGACGAACAAGAAGAATTACAAGCTAAAGTCTAATGAGTTAGATGCTGTAATTAACCCGAACAACACATTTAGTCAACCAGACTCGCCATATGATGCTGTGTATCCATACAACAATGCACAGACAACTCCTTCTGGTCATGTGTTTGAACTGGATGATACCCCAGGAAGTGAGCGAATAAATATAGCACATAGGACAGGAACTTTTCAAGAAATTGGTCCTGATGGTTCTATGACCGAAAAGGTGATGAACAACAATTTTAAGGTAGTTGTACAGGATAACAGTATTTACATACTTGGTGATAGTCAAGAAACTATACAAGGCGATGTTAAGATATATGTTCAGGGTGATGCAAAGATACAAGTTGATGGTGATGTAGAGTGGGAGGTTGGTGGAAACATGCTTATGAAAGTGGGTGGAATATTCACCGCACAAGCAACATCATTCAACTTCATTGGTCCGGTAAATCAGATAGGCGACCTATCAACTACTGGCAATATATTAACTCAAAGTAATGTTGTTGCTAACCAAAACGTGGTAGCTAATATAGATTTAGTTGTTGGGAGAAATGCATCAGTTGCGGTAAATACTAGTGTTGGTAGTGCTGTCACTGTCGGTACTACAGTTACTTCTGGTGGTGACATGATAGCAAATAAAATAAGTCTCGATAACCATACTCACCCAGATGCCCAAGGCGGTAATACTGGTGCACCTAACGCAGCATAAATAGAACATGGCCACATTACAAAAAATATATTCAGATTTAGACTTAACTTTTACCGCATCACCTGCTACGGGCGATGTTTCTATAAGTTACGATGAACAGTCGGTCATTCGTTCTGTACGAAATCTATTGATGACCAATTACTATGAGCGACCATTTCAACCAACACTTGGTTCTAATTTAAACGCTTTATTATTTGAACCTATCAGTGCAATCACTGCAAGTTCAATAGAAACAGAAATAACTAATGTAATAAACAACTACGAACCACGAGCAACTATAGAGAATGTTCAGGTAGTAGCTATACCAGACGCAAACGCATTTCATGTGAATCTGTCATTTTACATAGGTAACAACACAGCACCCTCTGCGGTGAACATTCTATTAGAGAGGAGCAGATAATGGGTTCTACAAGCAATACAACAGTATCTATGGCAGGTTTGGATTTTGTTGATATCAAACACAGTTTATCTAACTTCTTATCACAGCAAGCAGTATTCAAGGATTATAATTTTGCTGGCTCTGGGTTATCTGTTCTATTAGACGTACTAGCACTAAACACTCAGTACAACGCATACTATTTGAACATGGTTGCTAATGAGATGTTCCTAGATACAGCGTTGCAAAGAAGTTCTGTTGTTTCTCAAGCAAAATTACTGGGTTACACACCACAATCAGCGGTAGCACCAACTGCTATCATCGATCTAGTGGTTTATGGAGTAACAGATACATCACTAACACTAGACAAATATACTCAATTCGTTTCTCGCGCCATCAATGGTGTCAACTACACATTCTTAACAGAAGATGCTACATCAAACAATACAGTATCTGGAACAGTAACATTTAGTAATGTGATGTTAAAGCAAGGTGTACACAATAAGTATTCGTTTGTAGTAGATACAGTAGCAAATCCAAATCTTATGTTTGATATACCAGATGCTAATATTGATGTATCTTCATTATTGGTTACTGTACAGCAATCAAACACAAATACATACGAGCAAGTGTTTGAAATATCAGCTAATTATCTTACCCTAGATGGCACGTCTATGGTGTACTTTGTACAGGAAGGTTCTTCTGGTAATTACCAAATATATTTTGGGGATGGCATTTTAGGTAAGATGTTGACTACCGGTAACATAATCAATGTTGACTACATTTCAACACACGGCAAATCTGCACAAGGTGCTAACAATTTCACCCTGATGCAACCTCTGGGTGGATATGCTAATACTAGTGTATTTCCAATAGCAGAAGCTACCAATGGTTCAGCACATGAGTCAATTTCGTCCATAAAATTTCAAGCACCAAAAGCATTCTCTGCACAGGGCAGAGCTGTTACTAAAGATGATTACATAACAGCAATTCAGCAAAACAAACTAGGTATCACATTTGATGCAGTTAGTGTTTGGGGTGGTGAGGAAAATGATGTTCCTGTATATGGTAAAGTGTTTATATCACTAAAACCTGCCGGAGCATATAATATTACCGATACACAAAAGAATATGATCATCTCTAGGGTAATTAATCCTATTAGTGTTATGACAGTAAAACCTACTATTGTTGATCCAGACTACACATACATAATGCTGACTGCCGATGTTCTATATTCACCAGGAAAGACACCTCTAACATCACAACAATTACAACTAGGCTGTGTGGATGCTATTGGTTTGTGTGCAGCAAACACGTTAAATACGTTCAATTCAACATTTAGTTCATATGGATTTTCTATGTGTGTCATAGATACAGATCCATCAATCATATCAGATGATATTAGTATAAAGATACAGAAGAAGATATATCCAAATTTAACTGTTGGTCAAAATTACACATTAAACTTTGATACATCATTATCTAAAGGTATTCTGTCTAGTGGGGTAACAAGCTCACCATCAATGAAATTTGTTGATCCTACTAGTTATTCTAATATAATTAATGGAGTGTTTATTGAAGAAGTTCCTGTGATGTCTAATGGAGTAGATTCTATATTGATGATAAATCCAGGTATGCAATACACAGCAGCACCACTTGTGAAGATATTGGGTGATGGTACCGGAGCAACAGCACACGCAATACTATCAGGTAATGGTAGTGTGCATTCAATTGTAATTGACTCAGCTGGAATAGGTTACACATCAGCAATCGTGTCCTTTACAAACCAATCAAACGATACCACTGGTAAATTGGCGGTTGGTGTGGTATCATTGCAAGGTGCTCTTGGTACACTAAGAACATATTACATAAACTCGGACCTAGTGAAAACAGTACTGAATGCTAATGCTGGTACCATTGATTATGTTAATGGTGTGGTACAGTTGAATAACTTCGCCCCTGTTGGTGTTGATAACGTGTTCGGGGATCTTAAAATAACTGTTAATCCAGTCTCGACTATCATTTCATCCACATTTAATAGAATTATCACTATAGATCCTTTTGATCCATCTGCAATCACCGTTAATATAGTAGCTAAAACATGATAGCAAACACGATAACTAATCATAGTCTAACAAGTCTTCTAATACCTTCACAACTACCTGAATACATTAGGGACGATCCCTCATATTCAAATTTTGTATTGTTCCTGCAAGCATACTATGAATGGTTAGAGCTGAATGGTAATGTAACAGAACAGACAAAGAATCTGTTAAAATACAAAGACATAGATCAGACAACAACAGAATTTATACAGTATTTCTATAACGACTTCCTATCATATTTCCCGACAGATATATTGGTGAATAAAACAGAAGTAGTTAAATTAGCGAAGCAACTATACCAATCTAAGGGAACTCCTGCATCATATAAAATGTTGTTCAGGATACTATACAATTCCGATGTGGATTTCCTTAATACCAATGATGTGACACTTAAAGCATCATCGGGACAATGGTATGTCACGAAAAGTATTAAGTTGTCAACAGATGTGATATACATTTCAAGCATATCACCATCAAGCAATGCATATATAAACACCAGTAATAATATATCAATAACTACAGTTATATCACATTATCTAGCGGTTGGTGATACTGTGGTGGTGTCTGGAGTAACTGGCACAAATGCACCTAATGGTTCATGGATAGTTTCTGCAATACCCTCTTTGACATCGTTTTCATTTATATCAGACAATGTGCCAACAGGAGTATTAGATATTTCTGGTGCATCGGTATATCTTCCGCACGGATACGTCAATGAAAACTTCCTGCAAACAAAAAATCTCAGAGTGTTTGGTGAAACCTCTCAGACCATAGCGACAGTTGAGAATGTTATACTAAGCGGAACCAGAATGGAAGTGTTCCTGTCTAATATAGAAAGACTGTTTGTGTCTGGTGAATATGTTAGAATAGTTGATGGTAATAACGAAGACGTATTGGTACCAGGAAACAATAATAAACCATTACGCGCAAAAATACTAGGACAAATTAGTCAGATTAAACTTGACCCAAAGAATCAAGGAACCAAATATGGGGCTGCTAACACAGTGACCGGATATGCTGGTGATCCAGTAATTGCTTTTGGTGGATTGAATACCCCACATGGTCATGGTGCGACAGCAACTGTTGGTCAGACAACTTTAGGTTCAATTCAGAAGATCATTGTTGTTAATGGTGGATATGGATATGCTAATAGTTCGATCATAACTACATCAGGCAACGCAAACACAATGATCGTTATCTCTGCTAATTCTGGTGGTGCTATAGCACATGCTGGTGATATTGCACAAACACCAAGTAGTAAATCTACAGTCACGTTCATACCTACTGATAGTATCCCAATGTATGGTGCTCCAGGGACTACTATACTTGCCACTTTAGCCAATACTATTCCTATCGGCAATTCGTCAAATTTATTGAGTTATCATAGTGTGTTTGCAAATAATACTTCAGCAAACTGGAACACTACTTTAGCCAACGCTTTCACTTTTACATCATTCAATACAGGATACCTTGCGTCAGTAGTTGTTGATAACGGTGGTGGTGGTATCAGTGGAGACATATTACCAGCAGTAACAGCGCGATCTGTTTACGGCACTAACGCAAATACATCTATCACACCACCAATATTAGCAAGCCTTGCCAATATGGGAATACTATCACCGATACAAATAATATCTGGTGGTACTGGTTATAGGGTTAATGATAAGATTAATATTCTTGGTGGAACTGGATACGGTGCTAATGCATATGTAACCAATGTGACTACTAGTGGCATCATCACTTCAGTCGGATATACCGCGAATGGTATCATTTCAATGGGTGGCAATGGATATACCATAGGCACAGTTTACCCAACACAAAATATTGCCAATACTAATGTCATCAATACCATAATTGCTGCTGGTGGATATAAACTAAGCTCTGGGTTGCCAGTATTAAGGGTATCGTCAGCAAATACATATGCAGCAAATGCTGTATTAGTTGTTCCTGGTATATTAGGATCGGGTGCTATACTAACTCCAATATATAATGGCGTTGGTACTATCACACAAATAAACATCAGTGACTATGGCGAAGATTATGTGTCAGCACCATCTATATCACTAAGGGTACAAGATATTCTGGTCAATGGATTGTTAGGACCAAATCAATCACAGCTTCCCCAAAGAGGCGATGTTGTATATCAAGGGGACGACCTACAAACCGCACATTATGTCGCATATGTAGATTCTATATATCCAGCGATATCAAACACTAACGATTTTACTGCAACTACACATATTGTCAGAGTCTATAACTATACATCAAATCCAGCTTCTGGTCCATTACTGGTATCAGACAAGAGCATTTCGATGAATTTGGTTGGTAGTTTAGTTATCAATGAGTTAGATGTTGCTGTAAAGAATACATTTGTTGGGTTGGATTTCAACAGATTCAATAATCCAGTTAACCCAGGTATAATCATATACGGAGACGGATTAGCAAAGGCAAATTCTATCTTCTTGAATGGTTTAACTATAGGAAATGGTCAGTATTTAGATACTTCCGGACAACTGAGTTCGTTCAATGTTCTACAAAGCAAAGATTATAACACGTTCACCTATCAGATAACACTAGATAAAGAGATAGCCAAGTACAGAACAACATTGCTTAATCTACTACATCCAACAGGAATGAGAGTAGTTGGTAGATGCGCAATGAGTTCCAATGCATCTGTAAATTTTGGTGCGTCAGACTACTTAAGTACAGGTAAAACATTACAGCATTATACAGGAAATAATGATACAATAACTTCTATGTCTGCTAATGTGTCTAATGTATCAATAAGTAGCAATACCGTGAACATATTGATACCAAATGCAAATACTTACATAATACCTAATCAAACCACATTAAGTATTGTATGTGATAACGGAACCAAAATATCAGGTATGGTTACTGGGATCACATCAAATTCTAATACAGCGATCACTCTATCTAATAGAACTTGGGTGAATATAGCTAATGTGGCTAACATAACTGCTAATGCTGGCAGTAATGTCATTCACATTACTTCCATAACCAATTCTTATAACATTATAAATAATGGCATATACACTAATACCAATAGTCCAATTACGGATATTGTTAATGTCGGTGACAAGGTATTAATAGCTAATAATTCAGCGTTAACGGTATCTGGTGTTACTAGTAATACTATTGTAATAACTACAAACATATCAAGCAATGTGGTTTCATTGTTGTCAGTAAACAAAACTTTGGTTGCAACAAGTTCTAATGTAACAATTTATAACCCTGCTTAAAATAACAGAGAAATACAATATGGCTAATCAAAATATATTAACGGCTTATGCAAAAGTATCTCTAGTAGATCAAGCATACTACGCACCAGTATCTGTTGTGCTAGGATCTACTAACGTGATAACTTCCACATATTGCTTCCTATCAAGAACAGATTCGTGGGCTAATGATTTAGCACCAGAAGTGCCAGTAGACTCTCCAGCATACCTTAAGAGTGTGTGTAAGAATATGTTTGTGGCTAAACGAATCGATTCATCTGATATGAGTCCAGTAATAAGAAGGAATAACTGGACAGCAAACACTATATATGATTACTACTCAGATACCGTTAATATCAATGCCAAGGATGCTAATGGATATAATGTATATAACTTCTATGTCAACAATAGCTATAATCAGGTATTCAAATGCTTGTGGAACAACAATGGTGGGTATTCGATAAATGAACCCATGTTCCAACCAGGTGCGTATGGAATAAACAACATTTACACTAGTGCTGACGGCTATAAATGGAAATATCTCTATAGCATAGATACTGGAGCACAGATCAATTTCATGGACTCTTCGTGGATGCCTGTTCCTATTGGCAATAATTCATCTGATCTTAATGACCCATTATTAACAACTCCTGGATATGGTAGCATAGATGTGATTAATGTCACGTTTGGTGGTACTGGATATTCAGCAACAACACCACCAACAGTTACTATCACAGGAGATGGAACTGGTGCGTCAGCATTTGTAAACTTGTCTAATGGTGCTATAACTGATGTCATTATGAACGATCCTGGGGCTAATTATACGACAGCAACAGTTTCTGTATCACCAACGATTGGTACAGGCGGTTCTAGTGCAACTATCATAGCACCAATATCTCCTGTTGGTGGTCATGGCAATGATCCAATTGCGGAATTAGGATGCTGCTACATAATGTACACATGTACGTTCAATGGGAGTGAGGGTGGTACTATACCAACAGATGTTGCATATAGACAAGTTGGACTGTTGACAAATCCAGTTGACACAACATCAACTACATCTTTATCAACAGGTACTCAATCAATATACAAGATATCGACCGATCTAATTGTAGCTCAAGGTGCTGGTACTTATCTTAATGATGAAATAATATATCAAGTAGACACTAGTGGAGCAGTAACTTTCTCTGCCACAATGCTAGACTTTATGTTATCAACTAACGTAATCAGTGTCATAAATATAACCGGAACACCAATAGAAAATCTTCCTGTATTTGGTACAACCTCTGGCTGTGTCAGGACGCTATTAAACACGAACCCAACAAACTTCGTACCACAGTCTGGATATATATCATATATAGAGAATAGACCAGGAATACAAAGAAGCAACGATGGAATTGAACAGTTCAAATTTGTGCTATCGTTCTAAATTTCGGTGATATAAATAATATAAAACATAGCGGTCTATTCTCGGAATTTTAATTGGGTAGATGACAACAAAGACTTAAAAAGGTATAACTATAATGGCATTGAACTTTAATAACTATCCATATTTTGATGACTTTAATCCATCTGATAACTACCACCGAATCCTTTTCCAACCAGGATATTCGGTTCAAGCAAGGGAATTAACACAGTCTCAGACTATTATTCAAAACCAAATTACACAATTTGCTTCTGCAATATATTCCCAAAACACGCCCATATCTGGTGGTAAAGTAACTACTAATCTTAATTGTAATTATGTTATTTTAAATAGTACATATGCTGGAACAAACATCAATATTGATGGGTTAGCTGGTCAGTTAGTTTCTGATGAGTTTGGTGTTATAATTGCCACGATACTAGTAGCTAATCAAAACTATGGTTCATCTTCCATCGATGCAACTACTGGAAAGGTGACTGGACTATTACCAACATTAGTAATTTCATACCAATCTGGTCAGCACTTTTATGATGGTATGTCTGTATATGTTGGTGGTAAAGTCATTGGCACAACTATAGGTTCTCCGCCAGCAACTATTAATAGTGTGTTAACCAAATACACTACTTCTGTTGGTACATCTTCGGTCGCATCTATCTCTGCTGGTGTGTATTATGTTATTAATGGTTATACTGATATTCAGAAAGCTGGTGTTAATACTAGTTATAATGTAGGTAACTTCGTTAATGTTTTACCACAAACGATTGTTCTTGATGCGTATGATTCAATACCATCAATGAGAGTTGGTTTAAACATAACTGAATCTATTGTTAATAGTTCCACCGACATATCTTTGTTAGATCCCGCTATTGGTGCATCTAACTTCCAAGCACCAGGTGCTGATAGATACAAGATATCATTGGCACTAGAAAACAGACAACTTACCACCGGTGATGATGACCAATTCATAGAATTAGTTCGAATAGTAAAAGGTTCTGTAGTTAAGCAAACAGACCAAACCGTGTATTCTGCGATAGATGATTACTTTTCAAAGAGAGACTTTGAAACGAATGGCGACTATATTGTAAACCAATTTAAGTTTACACCAGCACCAAATTCTTTGGGTGATGCTGATAAATACGATTTGAATATTGGCAAAGGGGTTGCATATGTTCATGGATATAGAATAGAAAATCAATCTAATCTTATATTGACATCAGACAGATCTAGATCTACTTCAACAATACAAACAAATGATGTATCAATATCATATGGTAACTATTTCTATGTTGATACTATCAATGGTTTCTTCGACACAACAACACAACCTAGAGTTGATGTTCATTGCGTACCTTCAGCAAGCATTGTTAGTTCATCTGCAAATACATATGCATCAACACTGATAGGAACTACTAACATAAGAAACCTACAATATGTATATGATGCTGGTAGTGCATCACCATTGCAGTATGTTTATAAAGCATACTTGACTGGTGGCATTTCTAGAAATAATCTAGTTGGTAGCGTTTCATCAGCAACATCTAATACAACATTCATAATAAACGATTCAAGTTCACTATTCTCAACTGCCAATAATGCATACTACAACATGCAATTGTCATTGACTAGTGGTGTTGGTGGTTCTAGTGGTGACATCCGCACAGTAAACTCATATACCGTTATTGGTGGTGTGAAAACTGTAGTTGTTAATTCACCATTTACAATTACTCCAGATTCAACATCAATATTTACTTTGTTCATGAACTCCACCAATGCTGAATCTGTTGTTCAAACAGTCGGTGGTGGATCATATGTACTAACAGCAAATTCAAATATCAATACAGCATTCGGAAAGACTTCGGGTATTGTAACAGGTAATGCTATTTTAGAAAGTACACAAAATCCTGAAATGTTGTTTACTATAGGTAATCCATATGTATCAGGGATTTCTGGATCATCATATACTTCAACTAAGAATTGGAGAAATAAAACGTTTTCTGGTGCGGGTGTACTTGGTCCAATTACTATACCTACAGGAACACCACTAACGTTCATTGGGTCTGGCACATTAACATCTGGCAACATAAAACCATACTATACACTTATCGACACATCAACTAACCAAATATTGAATATTGATGTCGGTACAGCTGTTGTTTCAGTAACTCAAAATAATACACAGCTAACAATAACTGCTGCTGGATATGCTGGTAAAACGGTAAACATTATATCTACTGTAAATGTTACTAGTGCCGATGGTACTAACGGTGTATTGAAAGCGAAAAATCTAGTCATAGGAAATAGTGCTGCATTAAGCACTTCAAATACTGTTGTCGCTACTTCAAATGTAGATTTAACAAACGGACAAGTACAAATCACAGCGGTTGGTGCTCACGCAGCTAAAATCTCTTTATATGTTTCAGATATAAAATCAATATCAAAAATAATTGATACTGGATCACCAACAACACTACCAACATTAGACATGCTGACATCGAAAGCTTTTGATGTTACTGCACAATACTTATTGGACAACGGTCAAAGAGATTCATTTTATGACCACGCTAGTATATCTTTGATGCCAGGTGCCGCTACAGCTAGAGGAATTCTAGTAGTTGTGTTTGACAGATATGCCCATACAGGTGGTGGTGCTGGTGATGGTTATTTTAGTGTATTATCATATACATCTACCAATGGTGGTATCTCATCAAATCCAGAACAATACAATAATATACCATCATATACTGCTAAAAGTGGTAAAGTGTATAGCTTGGCAGACTCTTTAGATTTTAGACCGGTAAGAGCATCTGCACAAAGCAATGGAACATTTGAGTATGCGCTATCTACCGCATCTGATGGTGGGGTTCTGTTACCAACAGATTTATCACAATTCCAAAGCACATATTCATATTACTTAGCAAGAAAAGATATATTGATATTGAGCAAGGATAAGAGTTTCCAAATAATTGAAGGAACACCTTCAACAAATCCTATATTCCCATCGGAACCAGTAGGAGCATTAGTTCTTGCTAAATTGGAACTCGAACCATATACAGCATATATTCCTGGAGAAAATCCATCCGGAACACGTTCAAATTTGTCTATCAATACTATTCCACATAACAGATGGGCAAAGTCGGATATCACAGATTTACAATCAAGGGTTAATAATCTGGAGTATTATACTGCATTAAGTGTGTTGGAACAAAATGCACATTCATTACAAATACCCGATGCTAATGGATTCAATAGATTTAAGAATGGTATACTGGTTGATGATTTCTCGTCATATTCAACGGCTGATACCGGAAATATGGACTTTACTAGTAACATCAACATAAGAACTCAGAAATTATCACCAATAACTCTTGTTGATAACTTTCAGTTGCAAAACCCTATCGTATTAGCAAGTCTTGGTACAGTAACAGGAACCAACACATTTGCTATTAATAGTATCAAGGGAACTCATTCTAATATATACACGCTACCATATACTGCAAATAACATTATAGTTCAGCAACTTGCGTCAAGTACTGTAAGTTTAAATCCATTCGCAGTTACCATATATCAAGGAACAGCAGAACTGTATCCTCCTATGGATAACTGGGTAGACACTACACAAAACCCAGCAATACTATCAGCAAATCCAGGAATGCAAGTTAGTCAACAAACTAATGGCGTTAACGTGATAAATGCTGGAGATTTTGCAATTATTCCTGGCACAACAAGCTCAACAACTTCAACAGCATCTAATAGTGTTACTAATCACGGCGCGTTTAACGGTATATTTGGTGGCCAAGTTGGGTATACCGCAACAACAACAACAACTTCAACATATTCAAGTGTGCTGAGTAACATATCCAATTCAATACCAGCATCAACATCGCTAAATGTGAACAATGGATACTTGACTAATATTTCAATTCTACCATACATTAGACCTCAACAAATAGGATTAAATGTTAGTGGTCTCCTTATCAATACACCAATATCAACTTGGTTTGATGGTACTAATATTGATAGATACATATCATCTTGCGAGACAATTGAGTTAGCTAATGTTGTTGGTACTGGAGAATTTAGTGCTGGTGATATTGTTGGTACATATGTATCTCCAAATTTTAAACCTATTGCTAGAGTAGAAGGGGTGTATAACTATCCAGGAACTACAAATGTTAGGTTGTATGTTTCTACTGTACTAGGTTCTCCAACATATTCAACATCAACGTCAATACAGAATGGCCAATATGACGCCAGTGGTTCATACAGCGGCACTACTGCTAGTGGATCTCTTACTGTTGGTGTTTCTCCTATACATACCGGTGGACAAGTTACCGCTGTTGGTGGAACATATACGTTAAATGGTGCAGGAACTACTGGTAGCATTTATCAAGTACAAGACCCCAATGACTGGTGTTCATTCTTAAACCAATATGGTGTTTGGGGCGACCTTAATCAATCAGCAACATATTCAGCATCATTCACAGTAAACTTCCCTGTAGCTGGTAATTATACATTTGGTAATGCTGTTGATAATTCTGCTATAGTATATTTAAATGGCACGCAAATAATCAACAATAACAGTGGTTCATCATTCACATCACCAATATACCCTGTAATATATGTGGCAGCAGGAGACCATACTATTAGTTGGACAGCAACAAATACCGGTGGTCCTGCCGGATTTGCTCTGACAATAAAAGATCCAAGTAGTAATATGATATTCTCATCAACAAACCCACCAGGGATTACGTACAATAACAACAATATTGCTGGTGCCGTAGAATTAGTCATGCCTTTGGGTGGTGCTTGGTTTACTGGTGTTAGAGCAATCGCATTAGACCAAAATAGTTCATCTATTAATGGTTATTACAATGGTGCTGAAATTAACGTAACATCTAAATATGTATACCAGTACACACTAAATACAGCAACATATGTTGCTCCAGCTCCACCCGTAGCTTCATGGGGCGGTGGTGGCGGTGGCGGTGGTACCATTATCTGTACTAAACTGTTCGAACTAGGTTTGCTAGACAAAAGAATATATGATGCCGATGCAGCATTTGGTAAAATGGTGTTCGAGAATAACCCTAAAGTATATGAAGGATATATTCGTTGGGCATCCATTGTTGTTGATTGGATGAATGGTAGTGGTCCAGATATCATGTTTTGGATAAAGGACGATGAGCGTAGAAAATCTACCCAGCAAGAAATGGTGACTAGATGGACTCAGAGAATAGCTACCCCTTGGGCTGAACATATGGCTTATAAAATGGGTGCTATAGAAAAGGACAACAAGCTAGGTAAATTTATAATGGCTGTTGGGTTTCCTGTTTGTAAGGTGGCAAATCTGTTGATAAATAATAAGAAACCAGGAATATTGGTTGGTTATGGTATGTGGGTATTATTCTCGGTACTGTATTCTATCAGTACACTATTCCAAAAAGAAAACAAATAATCAGGATAATATATGCCATACAATTATGCATCGGGACAAACACAAACTATAGCTAGTATATCCGATTATACTGCAACCATAAGTAATTACGATGGTGTGAATAAAATTGCATATCTAGATGCTCCTGTCAATGTATCTCTTGGTTATAATACGACTCTTGGTATGGTTGGATCAACATACAATATCATAGGAAATATTGCAACTCTTGCAGAGGCAGTTAAATCTGGTGCTGGTTTGCCAGGTCTATCAACTGATGAGGCTGGTAATTTTCACGGAATATTTAACGTGCCACCAGCAATATTTCAGACTGGTTCAAGAGTATTCCGAGTAGATAATAGAACTGTGACTACAGACCAAAAGACAGCAACATGCTATGCAGAAGCTACATTTACTGCTTCTGGTTTGTCTGCACAGTCTACACAAGCAAACTTTTCACCATCTACCGATTCAAGTTCAACAACATTTACATCTGTAGCGTCAGCACCACAGACAGTGGTGAGTACCATAACAACATACTCACCATATGATCCAATAGCACAATCATTTATCATCGATCCAGAGAATTATCCAAATGGCGTATTCTTAAAATCGGTAAAAATATTCTTCTGCACAAAACCAGTGGGACAGATTCCAGTAACTCTTTCTATTGTACCGACACTAAATGGAATTCCTAGTGGGGCAACTTTAGATTATTCTACAGTTACATTACAAGCAAATCAAATAAATCAACCCACATCAAATCCACATTATCTGGATTCAACAACATATACAGAATTCATGTTTAGTGCTCCTGTATATGTACAGTCTGGTGTGTTGTATGCGTTCTTACTGAAAGCAAACTCTCCTTTGTATACAGTATACATGGCCGAGCAAAACTCTATCGCCATACCTTCAACGGTATCGCCATTACCATCAGTAACGCCACCAGCTAGTATAACTAAAATTGGTGCAGCACCTTATGTTGGATCTTTGTTCGAATCTCAAAATGCTATAACATGGACAGCAGAACAATCAAAGGACTTGATGTTTGTAATAACTCAGTGCGTTTTCGATATTACTAAAACACCATTGATCGATTTCAATGTGGTTCAAGGTCTTCCTGCTAGAAAGCTTGGCATAAACGACATACAACACAAAATAGACGCATCTGTTGTTAATAATACAATGGGTAATTTTACTCAGAACATGAGATCAGATGCATATAATGTAACAACAACAGATTTCACGCCAACTCAAACTTCAATTGGATACCAATACAATTCAACACTAGCAGCAGGAAATGTTCCTATTGGGCCTTTCCCAATTATTCCAGGAAAGTTTGGGTGCCCAACACCAACAAACATAGACTTAGATGATGGATTAGGCGAAAGATTATTGATATCAACTTCTAATAATTCGTTCTCACTTTCGGCTACACTAGAATCTAAAGATCCTAATGTTAGTCCAATAATTTCGGATGATGGGATATCGTTATTTAACATAAGGTACATGATCAATAACATGGGTATCCTTCACAACGTAATTGCTATCGCAAATACTGGTATTGGTTATAGCAATAGCACATGTAATGTATATGTTTCTATGCCAGATATTGGAACTGATAGAGCAGTATTAACCGCAAACTTAACTAGCAATGGCGCGATTTCTACCATTAATGTGATATCACCTGGATCTGGTTATTTGACTAGTCCCGCAATTTCAATATATGGAGCAAACACCACACAAGCAGTTGTCATTGCTTCAGGTGAAACTGGTCAGTCTGGTGGTAATTCATACTCCAAATATCTAACCAAAAAGGTAGTAATGACACCAGGAAATGATTCTGGCGATCTACGAGTTTATTATACTGCATATAAACCATCAGGGACAGGTGTTTATGTGTATTATAAAATACTAAATTCAAATGATACAAACACATTTGATTCTGGTAGCTGGCAATTAATGACACAAATTACAGGAACTACAAACACATATTCTTCTTCAAAATCAGATCTTATTGAATTTGAATGTGCTCCTGGACTAAATGGTATGGCAAATAATTCTATATCATATACAAACATCAACGGACAATCATATAATTCATTCATACAATTTGCTATAAAAATAGTGTTGGCATCATCAGATAATACTGTAGTCCCACTAATATCTGACATCAGAGCATTAGCACTTCCACCAGGTACACTCACCTAATGTATGTAAAAGTTACGGGAACCAACTTTGTCCGAGACACAAACTCAATGGCAATCATTAACACGGACGTCAATGATAAGAATGAATACTATAATAAAGTCAAGCTATTGAGTCTACAGAAACAAGAGATAAATACATTAAAAGACGAAATCGACATTATACGAAGTGATATGTCCGAAATAAAGCAGTTAATGGTCGCACTAATCAACAAGGTCTAGGAAATGGCAAATACAGTAAGTCAATTAACATATAACAACACGTTTGGTGATTGGGTAGTCAATACAAACGCACTAGCACAAGAAATTAATAATTTGGGTGGTGGTGCATCTGGATTGCCATACACCAAAGATTCTGGAATACTTATCCTAAACGGTGTTGGTACCGGACTTTCTGTTGCATATGGTGCTACTGTTGGTGGTCAATTAGTTGCCGGTTCTGCAAACGTTACCTATAACCTATGGACAGGTGGCCAAACATATCTTGCCAATACCGGACTAAGTCTAGTTACATACGGAACTGCTAATATTGGTGGATTACTATTGGCTAATGGTCCAGGTAATGGTCTTATCGTTGCTAATAATACTATCCATTATGGAACTGTGTCAGTATTGGCTTCTGGTGATGCTCTTAATGTTTCTAATAATGTGGTTGTTGGTGCTAGAACAACATCTAATAATCTATCGATACTTTCCGATGCACAAATAAATAATGACTTATCTGTAGTGAATACAACATTTACTAATTCACTACGAGCAAACGATAACATCTATACAGTAACATCAGCAGTTTCAGGCACCAGCTTCACGAACGTGTTGCAAGCTAACACTAGCACAAATACTGCAACCTCAAGTGTTACTGGTACTAGTTATACCAACGTATTACAAGCTAACACCAGCACAAACACAGCAACATCAAGTGTTACTGGTACTAGCTTTACAAACATATTACAAGCTAACACCAGCACAAACACAGCAACATCAAGTGTTACTGGTACTAG